AACTCCCTGCTAAATGAAGCCTCAAACGCGGTGTAGTCACTCTCGAACAGCAGACCCTCGCCGGCTGTGCGGTCGGCCATGACGGACACACGGTCTGGGCCGGGGACAAGCTTGATGAAAGTGGGGTGCTGGAAGACTGCGTGCTCAATAGCAGCAAACCACGGGCCTACAAGGGCCTTATACTCATCTGACCGGGAGTAAATTCCGCGTGGGCATTTTCGCACGTCATAGGCCTCCGGCTTAATGAACATCCGCACCGCCGTGACCTGGCGCTGGGTCATGTTTGGTGCGCGCTCGGCGGCCCGGCGGAGGCGCTCCCGTTCAGCCTGATTGTACGACGAGCCCTGGAGCCAGGTTTCGAGGCTCACGTCAACAGCGGCCGGCAAGGGGGGGAACTCCTTCACCAGGAGCGATGCACAGAACGCCTTCAACCGGCGCAGGGCAGCAGGATCGGTTTTGGGAAGCTGACGGCCCAGCCGCCCCACGATGGCGGCGGCATGGTTGGCTGGCAAGTGGCAGAGCGGGCGCGGCATAACTGCCGGGTGGTGGGGGACGAGGCTGACGGCAACCACGGGGTCCCCATGCGATTCATCGCAGTACGCCCACCTCTTCAGGTGCGGTCCGTGCACCGAGGCGGGGTTGTGCTCGTAGCCGAGCTGGACTGCCCTCACTGGACCGGGTACCCCGCGGTGACCCACTCTGCGGGGGCCTCAGCTTCACTGAGGGGAGTGACCCAAGCACTGGGTGGTGGCACAGTGTAGTGCCAGTAATCATCGCCCTCGGGGAGGTGCGTGAGGTCGGAAAGGATCTTGTCGGAAAGAACCCATCGAGCAGCCAAAAACCTCTTCACACGGGCCAGAAGCGGGTCCCGCGCACAATCACGGCACCCCTCGCGCTCCGGGATGTCACATGGGCACTTGCATGTGCAGGCACCCGGGCAGTTGGGGCACCGGCCCATCGGGTTGAGCGGGTACGGTATGAACCAAGTGCGGCGTGGACTCCACGTGTTAACACCCACAGATTGCTTAACAATCTGCACCTTGCGGATGGCAATGCCTCTTGCACGACCCATAATGGTGTCGAAGAACGCCTTGAGGGACGCAAACACCCCCCCTTCCACAATGGGCACACCGAGTTTTTCCAACAGCACTTCTAAGCCCAGTGAGATGGTGTCAGCAAGAGTGCTGGCAACCGGGCCAACCGTGTCACGAACGGAGATGTAATAGCCAATGAGCGTATCGCGAACGCCATTGTACAAGTTAGCGAGCAACTCCGAGGCCCGCAAAATATGCGGTTGCTGCGCAATAACGCGCCGGCCGCGCTGAAGACGCGCCCAAAACTTATGGGCCTTGCGCTCTGAGCCGTCAACAACAGCACTCGCTTCCATCACCACCACATCCCCACCTACATCAGACACGACAGTGACGCCAGTGGCTGCGAACGGGCCCTCGGGCTGCGACGCCTGCGTTCCCCTGTACCAATTGACCAGCTTG